AAAACAGCATATTTTATAAATATCTTTATATTAGAAGGAAGATTACTATGGCATTAGTATCACCAGGTTTGAGTATAACCGTTACAGATGAGAGTCAGTATATCAGCAATGCAGTCGGAACAGTTCCACTGGTATTGATGGCTACTGCACAAGATAAAACAATCAATGGTTCTGCCGCAACAGGCACCTCAAAAGCAAATGCAGGCGCATTACAGATTTTTGGTAGCCAACGTGAGTTGAGCACAGCGATGGGATATCCAATATTCCAACAAAGTTCAGCTGGTACTCCATTGCACGGAAACGAATTAAACGAATACGGTCTAATGGCAGCTTACAGCGCATTGGGCGTAAACAATCAATTGTACGCAGTTCGTGCTGACATTGACTTGAACGAATTGCAACCAACTAGCGTTCGTCCAACAAGCGCAGTTGCAGATGGTACATATTGGTTTGACATTGCAGACACAACTTGGGGTATCTATGAGTGGAGTGCTGACACACAGACATTCACACAAGAAACTCCTATTCTTGTTACAAGTAACGTACAAGTAACACAGGCAAATACACAGGGTATCTATACTGGTGGTTCTGGTGGTGTTTATACTCCACTTCCAAGCGTTGGTAGCATCGGTAACTACGCAGTTGTCACAACTGACGGATACAATCGTGTATTCTACAAAGCTGGTAATGCAGTAAGTAGCGGTCAATATGGTCAATGGTCTAGCTTCGCAGCCAACGTTGGCTACAGCAACGGCGCACTTTATAACAAGTGGGTCTTGGTTGGTACTCCTGAATGGCACGCAAGCCACCCAGCAACAACTGGTACAGTATCAAGTGCTAGTTTGACATTGCCAACATCTAGCTATATGTTCATCAACGGCGCTAACGTTGCTGTTACAGTTGGTAGTTCATACAGCATGGCTAACGTTGCAAGCGCAATCAACGGTGCATTTATTTCTGGTGTTGCTGCTGACGTTGTAAACGGTAAACTAGCATTGTACACCAATGGTATTTCTAACGGTGGCAGTGGTAACATTGTTATTGCCACAGACCCAAGCTGGAACAGCGCAAGTAACGTAGCATTGATCAACGCAGTTGGTTTGACAGTTGGCGCTTACAGCACTCCTCTAATTCAAACAACATCGGCATTGCAGCCAGGTGGCCACACAACTTACGGCTACGGTAGCTATGCAAACGTTCCTTACTGGACTTCTAGTGATACTATTCCTGCTCCGAACGGTTCAGTATGGTTGAAGACTGGTGCAACAGGTGGCGGTTCTAACTTTGTATTCAAAGAATACAATGCTACAACAGGTCTATGGAGTTCACTAGCAGTAAATGCATATGCAAACGACGGTTCTGCTCTGTACGGTCTAGATCCAACAGGCGGCGGTGTAAATATTCCAACTGGCACGGTGTTTATGCGTGAAGATCCAAACGGATTGAACACTAACGTATATGGTTATGCAGGTTGGAGAGCACGTGTTCGTTCAGTAGCAGGTGCAGTGAGTGCAACATCTACAGTACCATCAAATCCATCTACAATGGGCTGGACAACTGGTACACAGTTCACAATGGCAGTTTCTACAGTTGGTACAAGTGCTATCACTACAGTAACAGTCACCGTCAACGGAACTGGTATGGCTGACTTTGTTGCAGCAGTATCAGCAGCAGCTGGCTCAGTGAGCCCAGCTCTACCAGTAACAGCAGTTCTTAACGCTAACAACTCTGCTACTTTGACTCACACAGCTGGTGGTCAGATTGTTATGACTCCAGTGGGCAGCACTTACAACGTTCCAGTATTGGCAGGATTCTCTGGCGTAACAAACGTAAGAGCAACGGGTACAGGTCAGTCTACAGTATTGGCTATTTCTGGTTGGTCTAACTTGGTATACGCTATTGGTACTACAGAACCAGCAGCAGATCCAGTCAACGGAACTCTATGGTACTACAGCGATCCTACACAAGTTGACATTATGATCAACACTGGTACAGCTTGGAAAGGCTATTTGGTAGCTGGTACTGACGCACGTGGTTATACACTTGGTTCAACTGACAGCAACGGTGTCATCGTAGCAGCAGCAACACCAACTACACAAAGCAGCGGTGCAGCATTGGCTAAGGGCGATCTATGGTTGAACACTAGCGATCTAGAACATTTCCCAGCACTAAGTCGTTGGAACGGTTCAGCTTGGGTTGCAATCGATAACACAGACCAAGTAAGCACAAACGGTATCTTGTTTGCTGACGCACGTTGGGACAACAGCGGCACAAATGATGCAGCAAGCGGTACAGAAATCAGTACACAAACATTGTTGTCAAGCAACTATGTTGACTTAGACGCTCCTAATCCATTGCTATACCCACGCGGTATGTTGTTGTTCAACACACGCCGTTCAGGTTACAACGTGAAGAAATTTGTTACTAACTATTTCAACACTACAGCAGATAACGTAGCTACTTGGTCATCTGGTACAACTTACGCACAAGGTGCATTTGTATTGTACGGAACAACTATCTATGTATCATTGTTGGGCAGCAACACTAACAACAACCCAACATCGGCTGCTACATACTGGAGCCCATTGCAAACTAGCACTTGGGTAACAGCAAGCGGTCTTAAAGATGATGGTAGCCCATACGCTGGTCACTATGCACAACGTCAAATCATTGTTCACGCAATGAAAGCAGCGCTAGATGCTAACACTGAGATCCGTGAAGAACAGTTCAAGTTCAGCCTGATCTGCGCTCCCGGTTATCCAGAATTGATTCCAGATATGGTATCGTTGAACAATGACCGTGCTAACACAGCATTCGTCATCGGTGATACCCCAATGGGCTTGAGCACAAACGTTGTTGATATTACTAACTGGAGTAACGACACTAACGGTGATGGTCTTGCAACAGCAGATCCTTACTTGGCTGTTTACTATCCAGGCGGGTTGAGTTCTGACTTGAGCGGTAACGAAATTATGGTTCCAGCAAGTCATATGGCTCTACGCACATATTTGTACAACGACAACGTTGCATATCAATGGTTCGCTCCAGCAGGTACACGTCGCGGTCTAGTAAGCAATGCAACTGACTTGGGTTATGTCAATTACACAACAGGCGAATTTGTTCGCACTGGTGTAAATCAGGCTCTACGTGATGCATTGTATCAATTGCGTATTAACCCAATCACAATTATTCCAGGTATTGGTCTAGTTGTATGGGGTCAGAAAACTCGTGATCCAAACACAGAAAGTATGGACCGTGTTAACGTTGCTCGTCTTGTTAACTATATCCGTACAATCTTTGCTAGTGCAGGTAACGCATTCTTGTTTGAACCAAACGACAAGATTACTCGTGACCAGTTCGCAGCAGTATTGAATCGTGCGCTGAACGATCTAGTTGCTAAACGTGGTATCTATGACTACTTGGTAGTTTGCGATACAACAAACAACACCCCAGACCGTATTGCAAACAATCAGTTGTATGCAGACGTTGCTATCGAGCCAATGAAAGATGTAGAGTTTATTTACATCCCAATCCGCTTGTTCAATCCTGGTGATATCGCCAGCTTGGGCGGCAAGTAAAATTGGTGATAAATAAACATATAGGAGAATAATTAAAATGGCAGTAGCATCCTTAACAAACTTCACAGTACCCCTAGCAGGTGGCGCAACAGCCACAAGCCAGGGTCTGTTGATGCCCAAGCTAAAATATCGTTTTCGTCTTAGTTTCATCAACTTCGGCGTAAGCACCAACAACGTAATCGAGTTGACTAAGCAAGTCGCAGATACAAAACGCCCAAGCGTTAAGTTTGCTCCAGTCACTGTTGATATCTACAACAGTAAAGTTTACTTCCAAGGTAAACCTGAATGGGAAGAAGTCACAGTTAACTTGCGTGACGACCAAGCTGGTAATATCAGCAAGTTGGTTGGCGAACAGATTCAGAAACAATTCGACTTCCAAGAACAAGCAAGTGCAGCATCGGGTATCGACTATAAGTTCCAACTACAAATGGATATCTTGGACGGTGGCAACGGTGCAGCAACTCCAAACGTGCTAGAATCTTGGGCATTGTATGGTTGCTTCTTGACTAGTGTTGATTACGGTGAATTGAACTACAACTCTAGCGATCCAATGATGGTTGCTCTAAGCATCCGCTTTGACAACGCTGAACAACTTCCAGCTGGTGGTCAAACTGCTGGTGTTGGCTTCGGCGCAACGATTGCTCAGAACGCTGGCGCAACAATTACTGGTTAATATCTAGTAACTCTCAGACTAAGCCTGCTCTAAAAAGCAGGCTTTTTTATTGCATAAATATATGTATGAGCATGGTAGATGATATATTACACGGCGTAGGCACTGGCCCTACAGTCCGTGATTGGCAACACGCAAATAGAATTTTTGTGGGCGATAGCTATGCGCTAATGCCCAAGTATAGCTTCTTATTTCATGTCAGCTTTGATATCAATTCAGCACTGACTCGATTGCCTAACATTGAGAAATTGCAGTTGGGTGTTTTGGTCAAGAGCGTACAGCTACCCAAATACACAATTGATAACAAGGTAATGAATGCCTACAATCGTGTTAATATCGTACAAAACAAAATCAAATACGATCCAATCTCAATCACATTCCACGATGACAGCAACGACAGCGTAAGAGATTTCTGGTATGACTATATGAGTCATTACTATAGAGATACTGACTATGCTCCTGCACTCTACGATCAGCCAACAAAATATAATCTACAACAAACAGAACACTGGGGCTTTCAGCCTGCAAAGTATGATAGCAATGGTACAGTTGAGCGTTTGCTAAAGAGTATTAAGATTTATAGCTTGCATCAAAAACGCTTTACAGAATACGTACTAGTGAATCCGACTATCACTAGTTTTCAACATGGTCAACATCAACAAGGTCTAAGTGAATTCTTAGAGAATTCAATGACCATTGCCTACGAATCTGTTTTATATAACTATGGCACAATTGCAGTGGGTGGTGAACCTGACGGATTTGCCACACTGAGTTATGATAAGACTCCAAGTCCATTGACTCCATTGGGTGGTGGTACAACAAGCATATTGGGACCAGGAGGTTTGTTGGGTGCTGCACAAGGTATCGGTCAAAGTCTTGCTCCAAACGCCAATGGTAATACTAAACCATTGGGAGCATTGAATGCTGGCATTACTGGGCTACGTGCATTCAACAATATCAAGGGTCAAAATTTGTTAGGATTGGCTGGTGCAGAACTAAAAACTATTGGTCTTGGTGTCTTGCAAGGCGATACTAACACATTGAATCGTCTGAGTTTGCCAAAAGCTGGTGGCGGTAACGGAACTAACAGCGTAGTTCAGTCTGGAGAATAACGTGAAGTTCAATGTAATCTATACGAATAATGGTCCCAGAACTCCTGGCGGAGCAACAAGCAATCAAACAGTTGCCGGTCTATCTGGCACAGGAGTCTATATACAGGCAGTAGCCCCAGCAGCACAAGATCCATTGGTGGGCAATAAAACAGCGGCAGCAGTTATACGCAGCAACGGTGAGTATATTGGCAACGCACAACTACCCAGTAACCCACTACCTCCGGGGATTACATCATGAGCAACGAATTCAATCTATCATCAGTTAGTCTAACAAATAATAAGTCTACAGCACAAAACAAGTACTTCAACAATTATTTTGTTACACCTAACACAATTTCTTCAAATCAAAACGATGCCGTAGTTGCATATTTTCAACAAGTCACTGGTGGAAATAAACAAAGCGCTGCCATCTTGGCAAGTACAGTAATCTATACAGC